GAAAATACCACATAAGTCAGTTGCTGAACCGTCCATAGTTCCTGTCATTTTTGCAATAGTTGTTGCATTACTGGCATTAACTAACTGTACGATATCACCCTTGACTATGGCTGTACTTTCACCAGATTTAATAGGGTATTGTCTGAACACCTCTAATGAACCTGTGTCGAATCTACCGATTGGGTTTAATCCAAATGGTGCTGCTATGCTGCTCATTTTAGTACCTCTTCGGTTAATTTTATTGTTTTGTTACGAAGTGCGTGTGCTTTTCTCTGGTTTGAGAACTGGCATACGGGGGTCGGACTCCTTCATGAAACTATTATCAACAGCTTGCATTTGTGAATTTGACTGCTGTCTCTGAAAGTCTCTTCTAGCGTCCATGTTTTCTTTGGAGTTTTTGCAAAGTAGCAAGCCTCCAACCTCTACATTACCTTTGAATTTAGAATCTACGTCTGGAAGTATCTTTAGCTCTGGATGATCTTCCAATTTTACTGGTTCCCATCCTTCACGAAACTTAGATGAAACATTTGTCATATCTGATTGACCGAGAGCAGATGTTCTTATCCAACGATATTCAACACCTTCTTGGGGTGCAGGGTCTGGCAAAGCTGATGGTCTTGACCAAGTAACTTTCCTTTTTTCAGATTCTCTAGTTGTAGTTTCTCTAGATTCTCTATCAAATACGTTATCATCCATTTGTTGATTCCTTCAATAATTGTTGCGCATATTGTTCAGGGGTAAGCCCAAGTCTATTTGCGAGAGAGATTTGGGTAGAGGTCAACTGCACTTTGCGTGGTTTTTTTGCACTTCGATTAACCGGGGCAACCACTGTACCAGCAGATCGTTGAGGTGCTTCTACCTCTAGTGTCTCAACATCCTGCTTGTTAAAGTAATCTGGGAAATGTTTTCTCATTCCCTCATCAACTCTTTTATAATATTCATCTGGCTCTAATATTGGGTTTATCTTTGCTTTTACCAACTTAGAGTGAATACCATAAACATATCCTGTCATGTCTTCATAACCGTCTTTATTAAACCACTCTGAGTTTTGCTCTAACCATTTTTTATCAGCCGCTGTTGGCTCATATTTTTCTTTAGCCTTTGGTTGTGCAGTCTCTTTAGGAGCATCAGAAACATCTTGTGTTCTGACCGGGGGCTTATAAGACTCTACTTTAAATTGTTCGTTCTGCGCTCTATTTAATTTTTCTTGAGCTTCTAGTATCTTGTCAGGATCTCCTGACTCATACGCTTCTTTGTATTCTTTTTTAGCTGAGTCTATTTCTGCACCGACTCTTTTCTTGGCCTGCTCAACTAAAACACCTTCACCATCATCTAGTGTTTTTCTTAATTTTTTATTCTCATCTAATAGTTTTTGAAGATTAGTTACCGCCTCTTCTTTTTCTCTCTCGGCGGCCTCTTTTAATCTTCTTTCTTCATGGTATTCATACTTAATCTTGTTAAGTCTTTTTTGAACATCTTTACTGTACTGTTTTATTTCTTCGTCATCAGGAACATTATCCTTTGGCGCATCTTCATTCCTGACTTTATTTTTATCTTCTTCAGGAACATCATCTACTATTTCTACTTCTAGATCTAATTCATCTTGTTTTTCTGCTGTATTATCACTCATACTCTTATAAATCCTCTTGGGTCATCAACAACTGCTTCAACAGTGTCATCATTAATTAAACGAAACTCTTCACTTTTAACCTTAAACCTTGTTCCAGAATAAGAACGAAATATTACAAAATCACCTTTTTTGCAATATGCTCCATTTGGAAACTTTGATTTATCTAAATATGCATCTGGCCCCATCTCTACGACAAGACCTACGATGGAAGCTGTTTGTTCCATTTTTGTTAATGAGTCCGGCATATAAACACCAGATCCAGTTTTTTCTTCAACCTTTGGGATGGCTATGAGTAATTTATAGCCCTGTGGCTGGGGAAGTTTTAATTTTAACTCTTCCTCATAATCTACTTTTTGTGCAGAGTACATCTCTGATTCCTTATGCGATAATTCTATGGCTTATCGTTACCATGCGGGTTTATTCCCGTTACTAGTTTCACTAGTCTAGTTTAAATATACACACCTATTGACAATTTGTAACCCCCTAATCGTCAATAAATTTCTTTTCTGTGTCCTGCAGCAATTCTCTGGCAATGGACAATCCCTCCATTTTTCCGACAAGTCTTTGATATTCCTCGAAATTCTTAGGTCTGCCGGATGAAATATAGTCAGAGATAGCATCCATTTCCTCCTGAACTTTTTTTATTATTGGTGAATATATCGTTTCATTTCTAGCCATCTTTTAAACTTTCGTTTAGCTCAATAGCTAGTTTTGTTCCATCTTTTGTAGCTTTGTTTTTTTCTTTAGCCACTTCTACAGCAAGTCTTGCACCTTCTCTTTTGTTTTCAGATTTAATTCTTTCCATCTGAATATCCTCGTTATTGTCAGCTTTCATCTTCTCAAGCTCTAACTTGGCGTTATCAAGATCTATTTTATGCTGTAATTCTTTTTCTTTTATCTCTAACTCTTTTCTTTGTATTTGAGTCAAAGGATCTTTTTCTAGTTTTTGCTGCTCCATCTGCTGTGCTTCTTGCGTATTCTTAGTAAGCAGTTTACCAGCAGCCTCTGCTGTAATTCTAGAAAGCTCCTCTTCCACATCTTCTGGTAAAGGTTTATCTTCATCAGGCATTGGAACTCCCAGTCTTTCCTCTATCTCTTTTCTATATTGAAAAGCAACATGCTCTGTGATGTGAGCAGTCATTGCGGCCTGTATTGCTGCAGCAAATGGTGACTGACCAACTATCTCTCTTAGCTTAGGATCTTCTATTGCGGCCCTGTGTACTTGTATGTGTGCCTCGTGATCCTGATACTTAAATGCTTTCACTGGCTCTTGTTTTAACATTGCCATATTTTCTGTTACAGGATCTGAAGGTTTGATATCATCAGGTAGTTTTATTATATCCTTTGCTTGATCTATGCCCAAAACTTCAAGCATCTGTCTGTGCAATTTTCCCATATCATATAATTGTGGTGCCTGTTGGGATAACTGCAATGCTGATTGATATTGCATAATTCTCTGAGACATAGTCGCTGCATTTGGATCTGATACTGGTATTACATCAACCCTATCATCAAAATCTTTTGTTCTTGAGAACTCTCCCTCCATCTCGTACACATATTCAGGACCCATGTAATCCTTCACAATGTGTGACAATAACCTTAACTCTTTCTTTAGCGCTGCATGTAAACGGGCCTGCACTCCTGACATAACTTTCATTGATCTTTCCATCAATGCAAGTGTTGTACCTACTGGGGCTTGGGCGTTGATGTCTCCGACTTGTATATCGGCAACGGAGCCAATCCTTCTCCCCTCGTCAACGATATTTTGGAGCAACTGGTAGAGTACGGAACTTGGTTCTTTGTAAGGTATGAAAGTAATAGCGTCACGAATCGCACCACCCGGTACATCAACGTCACGGAACTCACCCGGCATGAGAGGCGAATCATCACCCTTGATACGAAGACCCCTAGCTTTAAGACCAGCCGGTAAATTAGAGAGTGTTCCTGCATCGATAAGTTGTCTGAGGATTGAGGTTGCACTTTTTGCAAGTCCCCCGATGAGGTGTATAAGTCCTGTACCGTAAAAGCCCAACCCGGGGAGGTACCTATAGTGGACAAAGAATTGTCTCTTTCTTTTCTTTTCATCATCTTCATAATAATTTCTCCTAATGGACAATATAGTTCTAGATGATTTTTCTATGGTTATTACATGAGGTCTAGCTATTCCATCTTCTTCTTCAAATGGTTCTGGTAGCTCAATATCTGCATGCATCTCTAAGAGCGTGTGCCTGTCATCATCCTCTAAGACTGCGCTTTCACCATCTAGGTCATCATATTTTTCTTGTATATCAGTGTATTCTGCCTCTGGCTCTGGTAAATCTACATCACGATAAAATCCATTGTCTTGTAATTTTGCAACTTCGTTTTGTGTCTTTTTCATAACATGCGTATATCTCTCACATGTCATCAAATCAGTAACACCATAAGAAACCACAAAATCCTCTGCAGGGACAAACATAGCACAAGGTCTTTCTAATAGTGGATCGTAGTATACTTTTTTGAACGCTGAACCTGCAAGGGGTAACTTAAAAAGCATTTGCTCTGTTTCGTCACGATACTCTGTCATCTCTTCTGTTAAGAGATAATTCATCTCGTTTTCAACTCTTTTTGCCTGCTCCGTTTTTTCTTGTGTGATTTTTCCCACAGTTTTAGTTCTGACTGGTCCCTGAGCAGGGAAGATCTCTCCCATAGCTTGGGCTTGGAATCTTACTATTGATTCCGTTAACACTGGGTGAAACACTCCGGAGGAACCTGCCCAAGGTTGTTGTCTTTCTTCTATTTTCATTCCTAGAAGATCGAGTCCTTTTACATAACTTTTTGCCCACTCTCCCCTTGATTGTTTGTCGGACTCAAAGCTACTTAATAATTCACTTGCTAATTTTTCTAAGTCAGATTCTTCAATAAATTCTGCTAGATTACTGTCAAACTCAGATGTTTGATTGTCTTCTTCCTTTCCAAAATCTATTATCATGCCCCCATCTTCTGTTTCAATGGACACTGCTTCGGGATTAACTACCTCGACCTCTACTTTTTGTTCATCAGTAGGCTCTATTGGTCTAGGCCCTATGTCTATTGGTGCAAGAGGTTTTTCTATAGCCATGATATGCTCCTATTTCATTCTCTCTAAAATTCTATCAATCTTTTCTTCAAGTCTATTTATCGCAACAGTGACATCATCACGCTTTGCGTAATCTTCTCTGGTTTTATTTAATAAAATATCTATTCTTTTAACTTCTCTTGACTGTGTTCCCAAGAACCATCCTCCACCTAAAACAATTATACCCATTAAACCATCAATTATGTGTACCATATCCATCAATAATACTCCACAGGTCTTCTGTACTTAGGCTCGTCATCCCATTCGTCCATTGTTGTTCTGATCCAGCCACCTTGTCTAAATCTTAACAGCGCCTGTGTTGTTGAGTCTACTAAATCGTCATGATCTCCTGCAGGAAAAGACGCACATTCTTCAATAACTTCTTCTGCCCACCTTGTTGGTGGGTACCAAACAACCCCACTTGCGAATAAATCGGTTACACTGTTAACTCTTGCTATCTTATCCTGTCCACGGCTCGGTGTAAACTCCGTAACTGGTATTCCCATGGCTCTAAGCTCAAAAATCAAGGGTGATCCCGCTGCTTTTGCTTCAATAATCATTTGATCTGGCTCAAATTCCCAGTATTTATCATATGCTGCCCGTTTTAGATCAGGAAACTCAAGTTTTTCTTTAAATGCATCAATTAAAATTAGATTTGGTCGTGTCCTACCCTCGTCATCCGGCCCATGAAAGACGCCCCATGTAGTGCAGGCACTATAATCTGCCCTTTGTGTCTTTAAAAATGCTGTGTCCCAAGACTGTATAATAGAATCACATGGCGGAAGGTCGTTTTTTGTCCATTCTTGCCACCATTCACGCTTAATCAACGCTCCTTCTTCCGATGTGGGGTCTTGCTGGTACTGTGCGTTCCACTTTGATACGGGTAATTCTGATTTTAAACTGTCTAATTCTTCTTTTTTCCAAAATTCTGGCCATAAAGCATCACCTGAAGGCATTATTGCAGGTAATTCTATGACTTCCCACTCACCTGAACCCTCTCTTTGTGTATAATTTTTTAATATTTGTCCTGTTAGATCTCTTTTTGACCACCTTGTCATAACCAAAATAATAGAACCACCCGGCTGGAGTCTCTGTCTTGGTCCTGATGTGTACCACTCATACACTTTGTCATAAACCTCAGGGTTGTAATCACCTATTGTTGCCTCTTGTTCTGAGTGAGGATCATCAATAACAAGAACATCAGCTCCTTTTCCTGTTACGGCACCACCTACACCTATAGCAAAATACTCTCCACCCTTGTTAGTGTTCCATCTACCTGCGGCCTTTGAGTCAGAAGACAATGTAACACCTGCGAAAATTTTTTGAAAATCTTCAGACTGTATAAGATTCCTAACCTTTCTTCCAAATCCCACCGATAACTCGGCTGTGTGTGCAGTCTGAATAATTTTTTTATTGGGGTACCTCCCTAAAAACCATGCAGGAAATAAATAACTTGCGAACTCTGACTTGGTATGACGGGGTGGCATATTGATAATCAGCCTTTTCAAATCACCCCGGGCCACTCTTTCAAAAGCATCTGCCATAATCTCATGATGCCTTCCATGAATAAACGCTGCCCATTGTGATTTAACAAATGGCAGAAAGCTATCTCTAGCTTCTTCTCTTTGTTTTGCTTGTTCGTATTCTTCAAGAAGTTTTAATACCTCCATCTTCTCATCAGGAGGTAGTGAGCTTATCTGGCTCATGTTCTTTTGAATTATCTTGGCAATATCATTCATTGTTTTTTATATTTGGTGGACTGCTCTCAATAATCTTTTTAGCTAAGTCTATCATCCACAAACACTTGTCTGTGTCAACAGACGAAGCAATGAAAAGACTATCATCTTCATCCCAGCCTATAACTATAGGGTCCTGTAACTCAGGCTCATCTTCAGGAATAAATTTTCTGTAGTCATCTAAGTAAATAATGTTTGACAAATTTTCTACTCCACTAGTATACTAGTATTACTAGTTACTAGTATATACTAGTATATAGTTTAATACTAGTACTAGTCTTAACTATATAATAATATAATACTAGTATAAGGAAGGTATACTAGTACTAGTACTAGTAAAAACTAGTATCTTAGAAGTTAACCTTCACTTTCACCAAAAATTGTAGAAATTATGAGTGAAATAAACTGTATAGGGCATGGCTAGCCACCTAGCTATATGGGTGGTAGGGAGTGGGTAGGGTCAAAACTAACTGAATTTTCGTGGATAGCGACTACTCTTTTAAAAGTTTCGATAGCTTTTCCCTGAGTTGCTGTTCAACTTCTACAGAACTCTTATCACTTTCTTTTATTTCAGTAACATTAGTAAACATACTTAAACTTTTACCTATTAATTCTGCTGATCTAACCCTTGCAGTATCTGAGAACTCTTCATTATTCATAAACTCCTCTAGCTTTTTAATTATTACTTCCTCTTTTTTTATCGCTGACACT